CAATCTATAGGAAGATGCATGCGGAAAAACAAAAATAAAGAATTTGCATATTATTTTGATTTTTGTGATCGTGGAATTAAATATTTTGAATCTGCATCTAAACAAAGACAACAGATTTTAAAAGAATTTGGGCACGAAATTATAATAAAAAAAGAAAATGAGGTAGAACAAAATGATTTATAAAGATATAATAGAAGAACAAAGTATAGAAGGAATAGAAAGAGAATTTAATGAAATAAATGAAAGATTAATAAAAAAAATAAATGATTTATTAATAAACAATAAAAATATGATATTAATCATAGAAGGTTGTGATGGAGTTGGAAAGGGATATCTAATAGAAAAATTATCAAAAAAACTACACAATTCATTAATTATGAAAAATTTAGATAGACCAATAGATGGTTCTATTACAGAAAGAACAAAGATAAAAGAAAGATATATTTCAATGTTAAGTTGTTTAAATTTATTTGATAATATATATTTTATTTTTGATAGATATCATGCATCAGAAATGATATATGGATTTAAGAGAGGATATGAAGCTAAAGATGATATTTTTTTTAAAAAATTAGAAGAAAAAATAAAAAAATATCCTCATTTATTAATTTTAATAGATCGAAATGAAGATGAAATAAAAGATGTTTTTAGAAATAGAGGAGATGATTTTATAAATGAAAGTGAAATAGAAGATATAAGAAAAAGATATTATGATTTTTATAATCATTCTATTTTAAATAAAATTATAATTAATAGTTCAGAATTGGACAAATTAATAAAAAAAATAAAAGAGGTTGAATAGATATGGTAAATATAAATGAAATGAAAGATGTTGGAGAAGTTCCCAAGAATATTTTAGAAGCTATGTTCAATAAACAATATGAATTAGCTATGAAATATGTAGATATAGAAAAAATGGGAGATTTATTTGAAAAGACAAAAACAAATCTAGATACTCTTGAAGGTCAAATATGGCTTAAAGATTTTATATATAGAACAATAGAAGAAGTTGGTGAATCTTTTGAAATAATATATATAAACAAAGATTGGTCTAAAGTATCAGATATTGATAAATTACATTATTCAGAAGAATTAATAGATGCATTACATTTTTATATGGAATTATGTTTAATTGCAGGTTATAATTCAAGTGATTTTAAACAACTTAATGAATATGGACAAATAACAGGAATAGAAACATCTCTTGAATATATATATTTTAAAATTAGACATTGGAATATTGTTCAATATTTAACTTTAGCAGGAAACAAATTAAGAAATAAAAAATGGAAACAAACACAAGTATTAACAGATAGAAATATATTTTTTGAATATCTAGAAAAAGCACTTGATGAATTAATTAGAGCTTTAAGAAGTGTTGGATTAACAGATGAAGATATTTATAACATGTATTTTAAAAAGAATCAGGTAAATAAATTTAGACAAAGAAGTAAATATTAGGAGGAATTTAAATGAGAATATATAAAAATTGTAAGGAAGCTATTAGTGAAATAGAAAGAGATTTATTTGAAATGGGAATTGAAGCCCATAGTAAATCTATGCAGAATAAAATTGTAGAAGATGACGAAGGATATAAAACAAAAGAACTACAAGGATATTCTTTTACAATATTAAATTCTGAAGATAAAGATGAAATGGTTGGAGAATGTTTAAATTGGTGTAATTCTGAATTTAAAGAAAGAATTGCTGGATGGAATAATCCTAAAGAACATATATCTCTTAATCCAGGAGAAGCATATAAACTTAGAGAGAATGTTTGGAATGAATTTTTAGTAAATGGAAAATTTGAATATACATATAATGAAAGAATGTATTGGCAAATAAACGTTTTAATCGAAGAATTAAAAAGAAATCCAGAATCTAGACAAACAATAATTCAATTTCATGATAGAAATATTGACCAAGATAGAATGGGAGGAAAAGCACGTGTACCATGTTCTATGTTTTATCAGTTGATGATAAGAGAAGGTAAACTTGATATTGTTTATATTATGAGAAGTACAGATTTTTATACACATTTTAAAAATGATATATGGCATGCAATTACATTTAGAGATTGGATTTCAAAGCAAATAAATGTTCCAGTAGGAAAATATATTATGTTTGCTTCTAGTTTACATGCATATAAAAAGGATTTTCCAGAGGGTGTGTATTAAATGCAATTTACACAAAAAAAAGATATAAAAAAATTAAATGTTTGGTCTCCAATTTTAGAAGCAAAAATTGCAATATTTTGTTATGAAAATTATGAAGGAGAAAAAGAAATTATAAAAGAAATAAACGAAATGAATTATAAAATATTAAGAAAAAACAAAACAAAAACAAACAAAAGCTTATATACAGCAACACCATTACAAAGATTGTTAATAAATAAAAAATGATTTTGAATGAATGAAATAAATGAAAAAATAAATGTTGAATATTCTAATAAATTTCCAGATGATTATCATACAGATGTTTTAGAAGAATATTATAAAGGAGAATTGAAAAGAAAAGATGGGACATATTATAAACAAATAGAAAGAAAAAAATATTATACTACAAAAGAGAAACATTTATGTCCTGGTCATTGGCAAGGATATAGGTTTGTTATTCAGAATTATTCTCCAAAAAATGGAAATGTTTTCGATCCATGCTTAGGTTCAGGAACTACAATTGTTGAATCTATAAATAATAATAGAAATGGATATGGAATAGAATTGGAATATTCTCACATTGCAAAAAAGAATGTAGAAGATCAGAATTCAAAAATGAAATATAAAATATATGATGGAGATATGAGAAATATAAATGAAATTATTTTAGAAGATATATCATTTGATTTAATAGTTACTGGAACTCCATATATGGGAGTTTCTGATTCTCCACAAAGACCCAATACAAACTTAAAAAATAAATTTAATCACGAAAGAAGTTTTTATTATAATAAAGAATTACCTAATTTTGCATGGTTATCAGAAAAAGAATATTATAAAGAAATAAAAAAAACATATGAAAAAATATTAAAATATTTAAAAAAGAATGGATATTTTTCAATTATAATAAAAGATACAATGAAAAATAAAAAACCATATTTATTACATTATAATTTAACAAATGAAATTTTAAAAATTCCTGGAATTAAATTAGATAGTATTTATTTACATAAACATTTACCAAAAACACTATTTATGAATACTTATCCTAAACGATATCCAGGTATAAAAATTCCATTATATCAAACAATTGTAATATTTAAAAAGGTGAAATAATAATATGTGTGGAATCTGGGGAATAACAACAGGATATGAATATAAAAAAGCTATATTTGCAGAAAAACAACTCAAAAATAGAGGTCCTGATTATTCAGGTTTTTATTTTGATGATAATATATCCCTAGTTCATACAAGATTATCAATTATAGATTTATCAGAAAAATCAAATCAACCATTTAAAAGTTCAAAAACAATTATATCTTTTAACGGAGAAATTTATAACTATAAAAAAATAAAAAAAGAACTAATAAATAAACACAAATATAAATTCAAAACAACAGGAGATACAGAAGTTATAGTTGCTTTATATGAAACACTTGGAATTGATGGGTTTAAAAAATTAAATGGAATGTTTGCATTTATTATTTATGATAAATTAAAAAATAAAACATATTTTCTAAGAGATCCAACAGGAATAAAACCACTATATTACTATAAACATAAACATGGTATTATAGAAGCATCTAGTTTGATGAGTGCAATGTCTATTAAAAAAGAGACCAATTTAGATGCATTAAATGAGTTGTTATCTCTAGGGTATTCAAGAGTTTCTTTATATAAAAATTATGAAGAATTTGAACCAGGAATAATATATGATGAAAATTTAAAAAAAACGAAAATAAAATTTATAACTACAAAAAAAACATTCAAAAAAAGTATAATAGAACATTTTTTAACATCTGATGTTCCTGTTGGAATTACATTAAGTGGAGGAATTGATTCCTCTTATATTACTTATATTTGTTCTAAGATAAAAAGGATTCATACATTTACAATAGGATTTGATAAAAACGAACCCGATATAATAGCCTCTAGAAATTTAGCAAAAAAACTTAAAACTATACATCATGAAATAATATTAAATAAACAAAAAGCTTTAAAAGAATATAAAAAAGCTATTGATATATTAGAAATCCCAATGGATATGGGAAGTACTTTACAGACTTATTTATTAGGTCGAGAGATTAAAAAATTTGGTATTAAGGTTATTTTAATTGGAGAAGGTTCTGATGAAATAAATGGTGGATATAGGAGACACCAAGAAGTATTATTTAAAGAATTTAATAAAAATCCATTAAAATTTTACAAAAATAGAATAATTAAATTCAACAAAAAAAATAGAAATGAAATATTAAATCATAATTTTAAAAAAGATATTAATATTAATTTAAATAAAAAGTTGGGTTTAAATGCAATATTAGATTGGGATTTAAATAATGAAATTAGATTTTATCATCTAAAACGTATAGACCATATAATAAGTAATTTTGGAATAGAGGCTAGAGTTCCATATCTTGATTATAGTTGTATTAAAAGTTGTATGGAAATGGATTATTTAAAAAAAGTTAAGTTAAATAGAAACAAAATAATTTTAAGAAATGAAGCTAAAAAAGAAGGATTATTTAATGAATATGTTGAAATGCCAAAAAGACCTTTAAAAATATTTAAAGATATGAGGGATATAATTGAAAAAAATGTGAGGAGTTTTTTATATGAAAAAAAATAAAATTGAATATTTTAAATCTATTGCTTTAAGAACAGCAGATTTAAGTACTTGTGTTAGTAAACACGTTGGAACCATTTTGGTTAAGGATTTACGAATTGTTGGAATGGGATACAATGGAACATTACCAGGAAAAAAACACTGTAATAAAATCTTTAAAAAACAATTTGATAGAGAAAAACACCACGAATGGAGTTTATATAATGAATTACATGCTGAACAAAATATGTTGAGTTTTTGTGCAAAAAATGGAATACCAACAAAGGATACAAGTTTATTTGTAACAATATCACCATGTATTAATTGTGCGAAGATTATAATTGCTTCCGGAATAAAAAATGTTTATTATATTGAAAAATATGATAAAGAATGTGGATTGGATCTATTGAAAAAAAGTAAAATAAAATGTTATAAAATTTGATTGTAATGAAAGAATTAGAAAATCAAAAAATTTTAATATATGATATAGAAACAGCTTCTGTAGAAGAAAAAGCAAACCCCTATAAAGATAAACTAAGATTTTTTGGATGCTATTCATATTATACAAATGAATATTATTATCTAACAAAGATAGATGATATAAAGAAAATAATTAATATTCATGATTATCTTGTTGGATTTAATACTTTAAAATATGATAATATAGTTTTATTTAATAATGGATTTTCTGATATAATTTTCAAGAATGAAAACACAGAGCATTATAAAATGAAATATAAAACCAATATTGATTTATATAAAATATTTAAAGATCGATCTACTATTATTAAAACTAAAAAGGGTCTAATGAAAGATTTATTATTATCTTATTCATTAGATTATATTACTAAAATGTTAGATTTAGTAGATGATGAGTCAGGAAAGATAAAAGATTTTGATTATAATATATTAAAAAAAGAAACATTTACAAAAGATGAAATGATATATATTTTTAAATATTTAAAAAGAGATATAGACATCACAAAAAAACTATATGAATGGTTGGAATCTTATTTTTATGTATTTAAAGATTTTTTATATAAAAAAGATATAAAAAATAAAAGTTATTTAAATAGTACAACAGCAGTTTTTTCATATAAAGCAATATGTAAAGCATTAGATATTAAAGAGGAATATTCTAATATAAAAACACATAGTACATATGGTGGAGGATATGTTAGTTATCCTGCAGCTGAACATTTTGAAGGTGATATATATTGTCTGGACTACAACTCGCTGTACCCAAATATAATTGTTCAGTGTAATATATTTTCGAGAAATAAAGAAAATAATGAAGGATGGAATGGTAATAATTTTTTTAAAGTTGAAGGATATTATAATGATAAAACACAGGGAAAGATTGAAAAATTAATTAAAAAATGGTATGAAGATAGGATTATTTTCAAAAAAAATAAAGACCCAAAAGAACATACAATAAAAATTATATTAAATACTATGTATGGAATTTTGGGGAATGAATCATTTAAAACATTAGCCGATAATGTTTGTGTTGCTGATGTAACAAGATTAGCACGTCAATGGATAAAATTAGCAAGAAAAATATTTAAAGATAAAGGATATAAAATTATATATTCAGATACAGATTCTATATATATATTAGATGAATATAATAATAAAGATAAAATTATAGAAATAAAAGATGAAGTTATAAATATAATAAAATCAAATGTTCCATTTCCATATACTGGTTTTGATATGGGTATAGATGATGAAATATCACATATGTGGTTTTTTAAATCTAATAATAAAATAACAATAAAAAAATCAGATGATGAAATGGATGAAGACGATTATATTAATAAACCAAAAGGATTATTAAAAAAAAATTATATATATTTAACAAAAGATAATAAAATTGTTGTTAAAGATGCTGGTATTAAAAAGAAATCTACAAGTTTAATAGTTAGAAAGATTTTTTGGGATTATATGGTTCCAAGAATAAAAGAAGAAAAGAAAATAAAATTTGAAAAAAAATGGTTTGAAGAAATTATAAGTAATTTGTTAAATGAAGATTTATCTTTAATTTCAAAAAGATATTCAGTAAATAATAAAGTATTTTATAAAAACAATTCACAATTACAATATCAAATTTCAAACAAATATGGAGAGGGAATTCATTTTTTAATTCCTAATAAAATAATGGGTGTAGGAAAAGGTAAAAAATACTGCACAATAGAAGAGTTTAAAAAAAATAATTTAACAATTAATGATATAGATTTTAAAAATATTTGGAGAGAACTCGAATTTTTTATTGAAGAAAAAAATAAACAATATAAGTTGTTTGATTTTGTTTAGGAGGAATTTATATGGAACTACAAACAATAAATGAGAAGTTGAAAACATATTTCGACTTGAAGAAGGATATAGATAGTTTGACAGAGATTAAAGATGCGATCCGGAAGGAGTTAGAGTCTCATTTGAAGACCGAGGGAATTGATTCTTTGAAGACTGGATTAGGCACGATATCTTATGTTAAGAAAGAATATGAGAGTTTAGATAAGAATAAGATAAAGGAATTTTTGGATGAAGAGCAATTGAAGCAAATAATTACATTGAAAGAGAGCGCATATATCAAGATTTCTGAAGCAAAAAAGGTGGAGTGATATGATTATGGTTGTATGGCGCAATTGGGAACGCACCACCCTTACAAGGTGGAGGATTGCTGGTTCAAGTCCAGCTACAACCATATCAAATGTTGGAGGAATAAAAAATGAATAATAAAATGTTTTGTAGCAAGTGTAAGATTGAGATTAGAAGAGCAGCATTTAATATAGGCAATGATTTTTTCTGTTGTAAAAACTGCTTTGAAAGATTTAAAAAAATAAATGAAGAGAAAAACAAAAATAAAAAGGAATAATATGAAGAAACAACATATTGAAGGTGTTTTATCAAAAAGCCTGAAAAAATACAATAAAGAAAATACACCGATATGGTATCTTAAACTCCATAATAATCCTCTTACACATAAAACAACGCCAGCAGACTTCTTAATACTTACAGAAAACCATAATTATCTAGTTGAATGTAAAGAAACAAAATCCAAAACCTTTACATTAGATAGAATGACACAAAAAGATGATTTACAACATTTTAAAGATAAATTTAATAAAAACTTTTCATTGTTATTATTATGTTTTTGGAAAGGCACAATCAAAAAATCAGAAATATATTTGGTTGACATCAATCATTTCTTGAATACTTTAACATTTCTAAAAAAGAAATCTATTAATATAAATGATGCGCGTGATTTTTTTAAATGCAATTTATTATATGCAGAAAAAGGCGGAGAAATAAATTTGCGTGGGTGTTTTATATGATTAATATTATTTGTATTTTCGACAAATATGATGAAAGAGCAAACAAGCAGGAAAAAATATTATATGACTTGAAAAAAAACAATATAATAAATGATGTTATAATACTTGATAATTTAAGGCAAAAAAATCTTGCAAGTTTTTATATGGCAATATCACAACAAATACCACAAATTATATTTCTTGATAATAAAAATATTATAGAAAAATATTTTGTATTTTTAACAAAACAACAAATAATTGAAATTATAAACGAAATAAAAAAAGTTAAAAATATTATAGATAACGAATTATATTAATAATAAAAAAAAAGAAAAACACACAATATTTAAACTATAAATATAGCGTGTTTAACCTAGGGTATTTCACTGATATATAGTAACTTAAACCACGTGTTTTCATTATTTTATTGTTTTTTTTGGTTTGAAAATCCTTGTTTTTTCGAAGGGTCTTTTTCTCCGTTTTTCTTTATATTTACATTTGTGTTTTTTTGTTTTGCTAAAAAATAAAGACTTGATAACACGCACAACCAAAATGTTCAATACATTTTTCAAAAATCTTCCTAACTTAAATTTCATTTTATATCATCTCCATAATTTGTTCTCAACATTTTTTTGAATTGTTCTCTATTCATAACAACTCTACCACTATAATCATCAGTAATTTCAACAATATCGTGGGTGTTGTTAATACTAACAACTGGACAGCGTTGATCGTGATTGCAACACATAACATATTTCATCATTTTCACTCCATTTTAAATAATTTTCTATCTTTGAATTCTTCTTGTTTGCCAAGATTCCAAGCGCTAACTGGTCTTATGTATCCAACGATTCGTGAATACACTTGACACTTTGTTCTTTTCATTTTTTTATCATCTATTTCGTTTTGTTGTGCTATCATTCTAAATCCTCCCTCATAATACTATATGATTGGATATCTCTTAATTGTTTTTTATAGCATCTTCTTTTTCTTAAAGTACCTTCAAAAATAAAACCTGATTTTTGTACCATTTTATTAGATTGTATATTTTCTTTAGTTGCTAGACAAAAGATGTTTTGAATATTACATTCTATCAAACAAAATTTGATAAAAGCTTTGAGTATTTCTTGTCCATATTTTTGATTTCTAAATGGTTTTGCTATCCACATTAAACATTCATATGATTTTTCATTACAAGATGGTTTTAAATAAATATATCCAATTTGTTGGTTTGTGTCGTGTTTGCAAATACAAAACGCAAATAATTTTCTAGTTGTATGTGGTAATAAGTTAGAAATGAATCCACGACAATATTGTAATGTCATTGGATATTTAAAATTCATAAATTCGTTGTCTTCTTCATTTTTCATATATTGAAAAAACACATCTGCATCTAATATATCTATCTTTCTTAAATATAATCTATTTGTCGTGACGATTTTTTTGATATCAGACATTTTAAAATCCACCTAGCAATAAGATTGCTAATAATACTAAATAACATATGATTGCATAATATATTGCGAATTCTATAAAAGATGCTTCTTTTAATAATCGCATATGTTATCAATATACAATGACTTTTGTAAAGATGATTGCTAATATCATCATCAATACAATTATCAAAAGATCAATGATTTTCCAATCTATATTTTTTAATTTCATTCATATCGTGTATGTTAATTCTTTTAAATGTGTGCCAATCGGTTTTATTTTATCAATTAATATTTTAATGTCGGGAATTAAACCTAAATCGAAGCCTGATGGTAAATCTAAATGCACTGTAAATAAACAAGAATGTGACCATAATCCTTGCTCTGCCCAATCATAATTTGCAGTGGTTGCAGCGGTTGTTCGTGTGAAGATACCAATTGTTTGAATGGATGAAAAATCTGTAGTTGAAAGGTTTGTAAAGTCTTTTTTTAAAAAAATTAATTCGCCATATTGTGGGTCTGTATCTTGTATTTCAATCGTGTTTTCTGAAGATGGATTCACCAAATCAGATAAAATAAATCTGACATCATCAATTTTTGTGACATCGTCGAAATAATACCAAACCTTGAATGCGTCTGTATCTTCTTGAAAGGTTGAAGTTAAATTCAAACTTCTATCAAGACTCGCGGTCACAACTTCTGCCTCTGTTGCTGTTGCTTGAATGCTTTGTGTTCCTTTATAAAAAATATCTGTATCAGCAGAAATACCGGTGCCATACCATGCGTCTGTTGCCTCCATTGTAGACATCAAATAAAAACCGCTGAATCTTGAAACCTCAACAATATCAATATCACTTTCATCAATATTAAACTCTATTGAAATTGTTTCTTTCATGCTTTTTTTAATACCGGCATTCAAAAACAGTTGATAGTGTGCCTTCAATCTTTTTCTATAGTCTTCATCTGTTTCGTTTTCCTTTCTGTTTTTTTTAAATAAATAACCAAAGTCATCTAAATATTGACCAGTCGCAGAATTTAAAAACAATTCGTTAAAGGTTTTGCTTATGCTTTTAGACATCTCGTGATTTTCACCACTGAAACCTCTAATAAGTTGCTCGTTTGTTCCTGCTCTATGCCAGAATCCAGGAATAAATCTATCGAAGGTTTCCTTCACAATTTCATCTATTGTTTTTATATGTTGTGTCATATTCAATCAATCCTAACTCACATTAATTGTTCCAGCTTTTATTATTTCCTTTGATGTTACTGCATAATCATCAAATGGTGGAGAGGTATCTCCATTCCAATCTGTAATTGACACATCTAACACGCCATCAACATTATGTGCAACTTGATAAAACTTGGAGACCTTTACATCTTCATTAATCTCAAAAGTATTCAACCATTTAATAATTGCATAATATACATTTGTTTTAACGATATCTGTTGAATATCCACTTTCGATATCAACTTCAACCTCACAATCAATATTGAAATATACAAGTGCTGGTTCTTCCCAAGTAACAGACACACCTAATGCCCTTGTTTCTTCAATCACGTCTTCAATTTCGTTTTTAATATCTGTTGATAATGGCAAAAATTCACCTGCGATTAAAACTTCAGTATGTCCTAAATGATTGATTTGATAATTAACATAAAAAATGTCACCTGTAGATGTGGGGGGAGTACCACCACTAATCCATTCAACTTGGTTGTCAATATTCAAAAAATAATCAGTGTCATATGTATAATCTGCACTCCCATCATATGTGTCAGTTATTAATATATTTGTTGGGGTAGTATCATCATCTAAAAATGCAACTTCGTTACTTAATTTGTATATATCAACATTATCATTATAGATATGCGGTTCATTTTCAATATCTTTAACTGGCAAATCAAATATTGCAACACTGGAAATACCTTCAATATTCATTAATGCGTTTTCTAATGCTGATGCAGTTGCCTTCCCTGGTCCTGCACTCATATTTTTTATTCTTTCTCTTAATGTATCATCATCTTCTTCATCTAATCCGCCTGTCATTGTTGTATAGTTAATCACAGACTGAGTTTCTGGAAGACTTGTAACTTTATATATTATCTGTGCTCTCGACACATTATGATTGCTACCCACTTCGGTTGCTTCACAATCAATATCAATTGTTGCAGGATTCCACCATGTGTTTATTGTTGTGTCATGATCTGGATAATCAGTGGGGTCATTAAATGAAATTATATTCGCGTCACTATATCTTTTGCCTTCAGCTGCATATATAAAGTCTAATAGCACATCACCACTTGTAACTGTTTCAGTTGTAGAATATAATTCGCCTGTGATTTGTACCCATCTAATTTCTTTTATATTAGGAGCACCCACTTTCTTTGACGCACCAATTCCGGATCCTGTTAGTTTTGGATTTATTACCATTTGAAACCATCTATCAAAAGGAACTGTCCCAGACCAATAGTTTGTTTCAAAATAATTATTGTTAAAATCCCCTGCTGTGGACCCTATTTTTATTTTCCAATTTTCAAACTTGTTTTGAGTTGCTGAATCAACCAAAAATATATTTAAAAATAATAATTTATTTTCAATATCAAAAGGAGTCGCAAATTCTTTATGATATCTCATAAAATCTTGAGTTGTGCCATCCTTCCCTAATTGTATTGAATTATCACTTTTAATTCTAACAGTTGATTCTAATGCTGGAATAGTTGAATCAGTTGCAGCAACCCAATCAGTTGTTGCTTCACAATCATCTATTTCTTCAAGACCATTTAAATCAGTTACAATATATAAATTCGCAGCATAATCAATCGTCCAACCAGGCCATCCTGGATAAGTCCATGTATTGCCAGAGCCACCTTGTGTCCCATGTAAATGACCCATTTGTCTAACAAATCTTTCATTTAATGGATATTTATTAACTCCATTATAAAAAACAAAGTTGTGATTTATTTCATTTGCAAAAGTTCTATCGCTTGTTGTTTTATATTCATATATTTCTGTTAATTCTTGTGGCGTGCTCACAACACTATTTTCTGGTATCACAAAATCTGTGGTTATATAATCGTATTTTCTAAACGTAACCTTGCCTGTTGCAACTTCTCCCGGATGTCTTTCAGCACCAACTATCACTCCTAAATTATTTAAATCCTCGCCTGTTGCTGTATCTATTTTCGTTCCTTTATATATATTTTCTAATTGTAAATATTGCTCATATATTTGTTGGCCAATCGCTTCAATCAATGTTCTTATCACACTTCCGGGGTTCAAATCATTGATCGCTGTTACATTTGTAACAATATCAACCATTATATCATTTATAATATCTTGTCTTTCTTTTTTTGTATATACCATCACATCACATTTTATATATTTTTATTTATATCTATACAAATATTTCATATATCATATTCATTGATTCTGGCGCTTCAATTGGTAACACATCCAATGAAACATTGACCTTCGCTTTATTCACTTCATCAAATATTATTATTATATTTTCTACTTTTCTAATCCGTGGTTCTTGCAATAATGTGAATTCAATTTCGTTTGCAATTTCAATTTTTAAAACATCGCTTCGTGGAATACCCATCATCAATTTCAATTTGCTACCATAATTTAAATTAACTCTCATTTCAGTTAATACTGTTTGCAATCTATTTTTTATTGCTTGTGCCAGGTTTTCTTTATATTTAATAATACTAAAATCATTATTTTGTGCAATCACGATATCATTATTCATCATTTTAATATCTTTACCCAAATTTAATATTGGTTTTTCTAATGCTTGATCTAATGTTATTGCCATATTTTTTCATCTTTTTGTTTTTATATAATATATTTAATATAAATTTTGTTTATAAATCTATTTAATTTTTTATTATACATTTGTTGCAACTAATAACCCATTTTGAAATGTACATATCACTCCATTGAATGTGATTGTTTGTGTGATGCCTGAGTTTCCTTCTTCTGATTTATAGTTATTTGCTTTAATACCATCTTCATCAAACACAACTGTTTCTCCAGTGTATTTATGTTCAATAACTATATTGCGTGATGGCCATTCTTTTCCCACCAATATTTTACTCCCACCACAATCTAATTCAATAGGGCCATTATCATTCAATAATATTTTACAATCTCCTGCTTTTAACAAAATCGACCTATCATCTTTAAAATATATAACAGGGCCATCTCCATCTTTTCTTGGCGATAATATCATTTCGTTTTTTTTTATTGGTGGAATATTATCTTGTACATCTGAAAGATAATCGTTCACACTGCCTAAAATAATCGGAGTATCTTTAGACAACCACCCAACCAATACAAGTTCTCCGTTTTGAATTGGTGTGTATATTCCTTTATAGTTTCCTAATCCGATGCCTATTATTTTAATATTTTCAAATACATCATCAGAAAACAATCGTTGCACTATCCCTTTATTTGTATTAATTCTATCGGTTTCTTCTTCCCCCACATAATTTATAAACTTCATTATTTCCAATGGGTTTTTACCTACATCACTCGCATAATTAATATCATCAATATTATCTCTTTTCTGCATTACATTTTTAATAAAATCTATCATATTTTTTTGGTTTTCTAACTCGTTCATATTTTATCACTATTGCCAATCATCTACCCAATCTATATTTTTAATTTTTTCTTCCAACCCCAAATGCAAAACATCCATTACTTGCGGTCTATCTGTAATTAATTTTTCTGGTAATGTGTTTAATATGCTCGTCATCCCTTCTAATGTGCATTCAATATTATTTTTTGATAGAGTGTATGATATTTTCGTGCATATAAACAATTCTTTTCCAGTATATCTATCATAATCTACTATTGTTAATGGCATACCAACTCTAAAAAACGGAGAAAACACGGTTTTAAATGATATTTTATTTTCTTGCTTCAATTTATATAATTCTTCTCTTGCAAGTTTATTCAATGTAAAAACTTCGTTGATGTCTCTTCTATAAATCTTCAACATATTTAACGCATATTCATTCGTGTCTGGGTCTGGTTGTATATCTTTCAATGCAATTGATGTCATATCTATTGCTTTACCAATTGCTTCATATCCGTATACAATCACACCATCATATTCTGTTGTTACTTCTGGATATCTCAAATCAAATATATTTTCGTTTGCATCAAACATCCACACATTTTCAATCTCACGAGTGGGTGTATCTGTAATAATTTGTTGCATATCTCCTACAATTCTCAAATATTTCTTTCGTAATAATGCTTCCACAATTATATTTTGAAATGAAAGTTGGTTCAACATTTCTTTTTGCTGATCCGGTCCTGGTGTTGGTAGTCCAAGTTTATCACTTATAAAAGTACTGACATTCATAATTCCTTTTTTAACGCCGCCAAGCCCCAGGTTCATCTTTGTGAAAAATGGAGTGTTTAATGTTACTATATCTAAATATGTGCCTGTATATACTGCAAGTTTCGGCAAGGAATTTTTTAATGCACGAATAAAATCCCCTGTTTTTTCAGCCGCCAAATGTTTACTTTCAATATAATCTTTTGCAAGAGCCCTTATATTAAACTCTTTCACTCTATCAATTGGTTCTTTATCTTCTTCGGATTTAAAAGCAAACTTTATATTTTCAGCCTCAACCAAATAATTTGTTAATGTTGTGACTTGAACAATTCCGTCCATATTTTCTGTAAAAATAAGCCCAAACTTTTTTCTGAACTCATCAATTGTTTCTTTGCAGTTTTTTTCATTAAAATTGCCGGCAAAAACTCTATCATATATTGTTGGAATCTTCACATCTAAAGATTCTTCTGGTATTATATCTTTTGGATTCACTCTCGGCATATCATTCCATTGCCCAAATTGCATATTTGCATGCTGCAAAATTTTATATGGCATCAACGCAATATTTGTTCCAGAATATAATGTAAACGCGTTAAAATAATTACTTAATGCCAACATTGAATTACAAGTGATTGTATATCTATGATTTTGTTTTGTTTTCGACAAATTTACAGTTTCAATATAACCATTAAATATTTGAAACCATTCTTCTTTTTTAACGATTCTATCTTTTTCAATCTCTGCATAATATAAAAACACTTTATCAAACTTTTTTAACCTGCTCATTCGAAAGCTTGGTGTTTGTATTTTTTGATAGTCTGGCTCAAAATATGGTAGATCAAATGTTAAAGAACCACCAATTGAATCAATATCAAAAGTTGCTTGAAAATTATCACCATCATCAATCTCTAAAATGTCGTCGTCTCTTGATATCAACAATTTTTTTTTAACAATCATATTTAATCTATTCTATTTTATATTATATTGGTCCTGCCTGCATTGCTTTTGCGATTGCAAGGTTTTGAGTGAATTGCATCACATTTTCATTGTTTGCCAAATTAATAGTTTGTTTTCTAACATTTGCTTGTCTATATTCATTCAAGGTGATTGTGAATGTTAAGAAGTTTTGTCCTGAGTTGAGCCCTGTATTAATATCTGTAATCACCCATTTTCTTAATTTGAAATACATATATGGATGCCCTGCCAATTCACAAGGGATCCCATTATCTTTCAATTCAAATAATTGTCTTCTAATATCTGAATAGTTTTCATCAACATCCAATTTTGCCTTGCCATTAATAATTGTTGTTTTATATTTGTTTAATAATCGTCCTGTTAATATTAATGATTCAATTCTTCTTCCTGTATTTTTCGTTGCACCACCATCTTCTCCAATGCTTTCATATTGCACAATTCCTTGCGGTGCATTATGTGTAATGCTTTCCAACAATCTAAAATTAAAATAATTAATATTGCTTAAACGCTGTGTGAGTGGTTTATCTAATATAAATTGACCCTCTTGAAGTAAAGGTTTGAACTCATCATATTTCAATTTAAATAATGGTTTTTGTCTAATAATTTTGTCTAATTGTGCCATATTAATTCACATTTTTATTATCTTATCATTCTGTTTTAAGTATAGAATTCAATATTGATAATTCGTTTGATACAGCTTTCGCATCGCCCACACCCGATCCAGTACCTTGTAAATATACACTATTTTGAACATTATTCACTGTGTTATCTGTTCTTGTGCCACCACCTTGGTTGCCCATCACTTGATATTCTCGGCCTCCTGCATTAAACCCTACATTCATTGAAAGGTCTTGATTGCCTTTTATCAAGTCAACAATTGCTTTAATACCTCTATATATTCCCCATATTGTTACAACTGCTGCGGCAAGCACTATAAATACTGGGTTTGTTGATAGACCCCATAATACTAACCCGAGCCCTACTAACACTCCAATCAATACTTGTATTGGTTTTGGTGCATCTCTAATTGCTTCAACAACCCATGTAAGCATTTGCAATAAATCCACAAGAATATTTGTTGTTAAGGTCACAAGTGTTTCAAGCATTGGCGTCATTGCTCTCATTATTTCATTTATCATCATATTAAATTTTCCCCAGAACTCGCCAAATGCGCCTTGCAATCTAGCAAACGCTGTTGCAATCCCGCCCAAGTTTTGTTGGAATGCTTTGCTTGCAAAAAACAATAAAATACCACCAGCACCAACTCTACTAATCATTGTTAATGCTTTTAATAATCCACCAGTTTGTATTGTTGTTTGTCTTATGCTTGTTGTAAATGCTGCGAACACATTTTTCCCTTCAGTTCTTTGTGTTCTATATATTTCTGCGAATGTAGTTTTAACTTTTGTTAATTCTTTTGCTGCATCTTTAGTTTTATTAGTTGCTTTTCCGATACCCGTTATCATTGTATCTAGTCCTTTTGCTACAAAGCTAAATACAAAATTTTTACTTCCCATATCATCACATTATTTTTTCAGTTTTTAAGTTGTTAAAACCTTTTCATTCTTGCTTTTTCTTCTTCTTCTTTTTTTAATTGGTCTTCTTTTTTTATATATGCATACGTTTTCATTATTGTGGACATTTTTTTACTTTCAATTTCATCAGATGTTTTATTCATTCTCAAACAAATACTAGAAACAAAAACCTCAAACATATCGCCATCATCAATTTTTGCTTCTATCCTCGTAAAAAACTATCAATATCATATACCAAATTAATTGCGCCTTTCAATCTAAACATATCACTGCTTTTCATCTCGTCCAAATCATCTGATGTAACTTCTGGATATATTATTGCATTTTGAATCATTAATTCATCCAATTTTTCCGGCACGGTTTCTCCCTTTGCATTTTTCGATCTATCAATCAAATGTTTTAACTTTCTATAATCCATATCTTCCAAAACAAAATATTCATATTTTCTTTTTATTTCATTAATCTTTCTCATTTCTATTTTATAATTGCCGTCCGGCAACAATTTTATAAACTTTGGAAATTCAGATATATTAACCCCTTCCGGGTTATCTTCATATTTTATATTCTCATTTTCTTTTTCATTCTCGTTTATATTTTCAACCATAGAGTTCACCTCTTATTTTTATATTCGTCATTCCCTTTAAAATAATATTTCTTTATTACAAGATAATTATTCATAAAAGAAATATCGAACGAATAACCGTCATTATGTATCTCTTTCAATTTTTCAAGCCAATTCCCGGCCAAAAAATCAATAGTGGATATCTCATACACTTCTTTTTGTCTTTCCGTTCTCGCAACTTCTTTCACAATTTTTGCACCATTTTATATATTATATTTTATATATTTAATCTGCGAATTTATAACCTGTTGCATTAAATGGTAGATTCTGTGTGGCATAACTATCAACCGTCAAGTTTTGAATGTTTGCAGAGTTAAATTTTACGCCGTAAATTGTAACATTTCTTTTTGGTGTTTTTGAATTGCTGACTCTCGCTCTTAATGTAAAGCTTGGTTTCAATACAGATTTATAACGACCATCTCCTTGCACTGGAAATAATGCTTTTAAAAACGCGTTATTAATCCACGCTCTATCCAAACTACCTTCTATATTAATTTTGCCATCAATTATCTCTGCAGGAAAATAACTGCCACCTTCATATGCGACTGTATCATCTGTTGAAAGTGTAACCGATGCTCCTTCTGCACCTGTCAATCTTCCTTTTACCAATTCTGTATCTGTTGTTGTTTCGTCCGGCTCTAATAATATATCTATATCTTTCAAATTAATCCTTTGAACCATTATAATTCCTCCATCTTAATCATTTTTTATATTGTTGTTTTTAATATTTAAGCAATTGTGATTACCACATCAATAAAGTTTGTACTATATGCTGGTCTAATATTAATTGCAACATTCACAGTATCTACGCTTGGACCTTCTGTCACGATTGTTGGCATATATTCGTTAAGTAAACCTCTATTCTGTGCAATTTCCAAAATACCATCAGTAACCCCCTTCATTCTTTCTCTTGTAATATCTGAATTTGGTTCTCCCAAATAATCTTGCAATGTGTTTTGTATTGTTGTTTTAATATTATCTACAATTCTCATAATATTAATTTCAAAGAAAATACTTGTAACGTCTGCAATTCGTGTGACACCTCTTGCATATCTTAATGCATTGCTAATTCGTGATGCAACACACACTCTTGAATTTAATAATTGTTCAATTTCAACATTATCATAATATTTTTTATCTGTTGTTGAATTGATTATCAAATCATTAACAATTACTTCTTTTCGTGTTGGAGAACCACCATCATCATCCAGGTCACATATTTTGCCTGCTAATGCACACCCTAAATATGTTCCATCAAGTATTATTTTCGAATCATCAATTCGTGAAGTGTAATATATACTTGGCGCACACAATACAAATCTTTCTCCAACTGTGTTTCTTGCTTGTATTGTTGGAATATTTTCGTCTTGTGAAACACCGGTTACATACATTCCATATTTTTTTAATGTGTCTGCTCTATAATTAATTTTCGCCAACATTGTTGTATGAAATGCGTCTGTATCTTCAAGAGATAATGTTTGATGTGTATTAGGAATCATTAAAATGTCCCATTCTTCATTTGCAACAATATTATCAAATGCTGTTGTATAATCTTCTGTAACAATATTATCTGCTCCATCATGTCCATCTTCTAATTGTTCATAACTTGCAATTGAATCAACCAACTCTGCAGAATTAACATCCATACTAACCAATCTACTTCTAGCATTTATTACATCTGCCATTTCTTGGTTTGAAGTGAAACCATTTACATCTCCTGCATTATCAAACAATTCTACAATATTACCGATTTTAATCCTGATGATTCGTCCTGTTCCTTGTTCATCAATATCTACCATAATATTATTTCCATATGTTCCTTTTTGCAATGCTTGAATTTTAATCACATTTGCAGCCCCACCACTGTTTCCAGCAAATTGTTTGGATGCAAACTCAACATCATCATTTGCGATTCTTAATATTTTTAAAATACTACCGCCATTTGCAAAAAACAATTCTGCTGCTTTAATTATTGTTGTGTTATCATCTTTATCTTCTTTATATTCTTGCAAAACAGTTGTGAAGTTGCTTGTTGTTATTATTTCATTGATACGGCCATATTGTGCTGTACCAATCATAAACCCAACTGCCTCTCCAACACCAGGTATTAAACTCACTGCTGTTCTAACATCAATATCAATTCTTGGATTTAATGCCATAATTTATTCACCTTCCGTATAATTTTCGTTTCAATTTTTTAAATTGTTCTTCGTTTAAAAGCTCGCCTTTTTTCGTCCACCATTCAAATATCATCGGGTCAAGTTTTTGTTGTCTTGCCCATTTTTCTGGTGACATTGTTTTCTCAACTTTTTGTTTTTTTACTTCTTTCACTTCTTTTGTTTCGTTTATTTCTTTTTTTTCGTTTATTTCATCTATTTCTTCTACCATAAAAATCACTTTTATATAGTTTATTATTAATTATGTTACTTCAACATTTTATGTTAATTCAACATTATATGTTTTATTAATTTCTGCTATCAATTCTCCAGTTGTATATGTTTTGTCCCACACATTTGGCAACATTAAATTCATTGTTAAATCACTTGCGATTAATACTTCTGTATCATTATATGCTGGGGACACACCTGTTATATTAAAATCATCAACATCATTTTGGTAAAAATAATCTCTATTTTTCAATATTGCTTTTTGCACTTCTCCAAACAAATAAAAATTTAATAATGTGCCACTTGCTAATTGTTTGTCTGTTTTGCCAGGTAGTATAACTTCAAATTTTTGTTTCTTTTTTGTGAAAACACCAATCGTTAAATGCAATGTTATATAATTCATCAACACATCTGACACTTCGCCTGTTGTTGGTTCTGTTTGATAACCTGCATGTTGCCCTGATCCAAACTCAGAATAAGTAACACTATCTAGCACAATTGCAATTCGTGGATAATGCAAAGTTAAATCTTCTGGTGTATATGGAAAAATCCATTGTCTTTCTTTAGAAGTTGGTAATTCTTTTCTCACAGGATTTATATCATCCACCTGTGTTCGAATCACATGTTCTAATATATTATATCCTCGAATGAAAGGATTATTATTTATTTCTAAATCCACAATATACACCAGTTTTTAGGTTTTTTACAATGTTCTTTTTTAATAAAGGGGGGTTAAAAATAATGCAAGTTATTATGCATTATATAATATAATTTATTAATAATAAATTTATAAATCTATTTAATTTTTTAAAACTATGATATTAGTTCTGTTTCTTTCATCAATTCTTTTTTCTTTGTATCAATAATATTATCTATATATTTTTCTGTTTTGTTGCTAAACTCTTTCCACAATTCAGCATTCACAAACATTTTATGAATGAAGCGTCTCCCTTCAAATCCAGGATGGTTGACCATTTTTGCAAATATATATCCGTCTTTTTCGAATGCAACATTGCCTGGAATCTTTTTATATTTAGACTTTCGTTCTGTTGGTTTTTTGAATCTCAAAAACTTCCTTCTATTAGCCTTGATGATTTGTGGCTCAATACCTTCTTCTTGCATCTTTATTTGAAAGAAGTTTGGATTGCTAAATTCGAATATTAAAAATTGCGTGGGTTTCAGTTCCCATTCTGCTGCGACTTGTCTTTTTTCCTGTGTGTTTGTAGTTTTGTATGTATTCTCGATTAGATATGTTAGGTACACGTCTTCAATCACATCTAGCACCGCGTTATTGATTTGTGATTTCGTAATCTTAATTGTGACCATAAATATTAATACCTTTTTTTATTATTCTTGATATGGTGGATGTGAGCTATATTCTAGATTGAATTCTTGAAATATTGTATCTCCATTTTTGATACCATCTTTTAGATTGTTAATCTTAAAGTATCTACCATCTATATCAATTAGATCAGATGGTAGTAAATGTACATCATGTTTGATATAACATTGCAGTGCTCCTTTTGGCATCTCGATTCCTTGTCTGAGTCTTTCTATTGAGTCTGGAGTTCCTTGAATGCTAATCTCTGCAATAATCTTCTCAGTAGATTGGTCTCCAGTCTCATCAAAAAAATCACCACTGCCGGCGTTTGCATATCTAATAATTGTGCAATCTATTTTTTTGTGCATATTAAATATTTTTTCAAAATCCTTCCTCATCTTCGCAACAGAAATATCTGGTAAAGTCATAATAATCACCTAGAAATATATCTCCTTCCACCAGGACTCTCAATGGAATATCCCCATTTCCTGACATCATCTCTATCAAACCCAAGCTTAGTCTTTTCATAAATAACAGGTCTAATAAATTTAATAATTGTATTCATTTCTTGTTTCAAACTCTCTTTGATCTCGACTAGCGAATTAGAATCGAAAGTTACACTCACACCATTCAAATTCCAACTGCTAATTCCATCTTGCAAGTATTTAATTGGAATGTTTGTGAATAAACTATCACATGCCATCAATGTGTTTAATCGACGCAAGTATGGTTTCATGACCTCATTATCGAACCTAGCGATCATAAAATCGATGATGAGCTTTTTATTATCTTTTGGATACGAATCATCCATTGTAATCATACCATACTTTGGAACGAATGTTACAACATTACTCTTTCTATCTGTTTCTGGAGTAACATAATCATCTTTATCAAACTCGTATATATTAAAATCATCAACTGTGATTTCACCATCACAATCATAGTCTGCGATGTGTCCTTCTAGTTTGAACTTATCATCCGGCTGCGTAAAGGTATAGCTCTTTTTATAAAACACGAGATGTTTTATCTTCTGAGCCGTCGCAACTAATGCAGTCTCAATATTATGATCGTCTAACGCGATCCCAGTTGCGTTCTTAAAATCCAATACGGTCATAAACGCCATTATTCTAGTCATCATTTCACCTGTTCTTTCTATGTATATATATTAAAATATAAAATTTAATACGATGTATATCACAACCAATGCGCCATATGCTGTTGCGATCACAATATCTGTTTTATTTTGTCTTTTTTCTATCTGCGATAGTTTATCTTCAACATACTTTAGAGCGTATTTTGTTGATGCGTTCGCGATGAAGGCATTCAAAATAACTTTATGCTCATCTAAACTCTTCTTAATATACTCAACATCTTTTTTTATTCCAGTCATACAAAGCTCCAACTCCCTTTGTCTGTTTTCTGCATCATATTCTTTTTGTTCCATATTATTATTCACCTTTTACTATTTATGGCTAGAATATTCTAAAATCCTAACTCTGTGTGAAACATATATAATATAATTTATAAATATTATGTTTATAAATTTATTTAATTTTTTCGAACCAGTTCAAATCTTGAATACCTGTCGTATCATGTTGTGCTGGCTCACGTTTCTCACCCAATTCTATAATCTCCTTTTTTAATACTTCTTTATCTCGAGTCTTAATCACATACAACCCCAATAACATACTCTTAATAATTATCTGAGATAATCCATCATGAATATTCAAACGCAAACAACCGTGATATTGTTTGATTTCATTATTCATCTGCTCCTCTTGAACTCTCCCATGATAAATCAAATTGCTAGTACTCTCTCCAGAAATACCATATATATGAAATTCTACATCTTTTAAATCCTCGTCACGAGCTAACTCTTTAATAATATTAACACCATACTCAATCTCTCTTCCATCATGAGCACAAGAAAATAACTTAATAGGTAACGAATGTTTATAACTAACTTCATAATCTTTTTTATAACCGAAAAATAATGGCACGATCTCTGCATCAATATACATTTCTTTTAATTCGTCTTGTAATAATTGATTATGACAATAATGCTTTGCTGGATATTTTTTTATTGTTTTTATCCAGTCTTTATTGTCCATCAATCTTAACACGTCTGATCCATTCCAAAAAACAACTTTATTGCCACGATGTTGTTTATATATATCATAGTCTCCTTTGAAATATAACCCCAAAAAGAAAGTTGGTTCTTCTTTGTTATTATAATATTTCAATGGTATCTTATCTCCATAAAATTTCATACCATAACAATAGTGTTTTTGTGTCATTTAATCATCTCCATTTTTTTTAATTTGATTCTCTAAATTACCAAGAATGTTAATAAATGCATTCTTATCTGGGTCTCCATTACTGCAACCAGTTTGTTTATTTGATTTCATTTTTTCAAATTCTTCTCTGGTTTTCGTTGCGTGCTGAAAGTCAATCAAATATATTTTATTATCTTTTATCAAAATCTCTTCCTTTTTTATATCATTATGACTACAACCAATAGTCTTTAAATTTTCAACAATCATCTCTATCTGTTCTCTCCAATCTGCTGGTAAGTTCTTTTTGTTTACATTCTCTCCAACATAAGTCATTATTAAATAATCGTCTCCTCTCTCTACTAATTGTGGAGTGTATGTCTCATGGTGCAAATGCTTCAACCAAAATGTTTCGTTCTCAAACAATTTAATGTGCTTTTTATCACACATAATCTTTTTTACATATACTGGGATATCATCTTTACTTTTTAATTCATTGAAATGCTCATCTAAAAAAATCCTTCTTGAAGTATTAGACATCATACGTCTCCTTTTTTTACACACCATACCAACTTTCTATCGTGCTGTAATTTATCATCTAACGATCGTTCTTCAATAATTTCAACATCACAACAAGAAATTAAATAATCTAGTTGCTCTTTTTGATTATGACCATTCGTTTCATATAATATGATATTTGATATATTTAAACAATAATCTATAAGTTCTTTCCATCTTTTTATCCATTTACCTATAGATAGAATCATGCAAATGTCTATAGTCTGTGGTATGAAATGATTGATATCTTCAAAACTTTCTTTATCAATATCGAATGTATAAAAATTTAGATTATGTATGTCGCTAACTTTAGTTAATCTATTTGCAACATTAATATATTTGATATGATTATCAAAGCCAATACCATTGCGAATAAATGGAGATAGTGTTAATAACATTCCACCAATATTGCAACCAAAATCTAATACATTTTTATCAACGAATCTTTCTATTATTTTTTCTACTCTTTTTTCACAATTTCTTTGACCATTCAAAATACAACCATTAATATTTAAAGAATAATATCCTTCTTCATACGTGTTATAACTTGCATTCTTTTTCAAATATTGTATTAGTTTTTTGAGTTGTGTTTTGTTCATTTTTTTTCTCCAGTTTCTGTTCTAACAAACAAGACCCCTTCGTTCGTTGCAGTGTTAGCCCATTCTCTCCATCTCTTTGCGTTTCCTGGTCCTGAAATGCTCTCCATGAATAATAAAGCTTCTTTGAAATTTGTGTTCAAAGCAATCGCTTGTAAACAATGCTCACGAGCCTTAACATAATTATTTATGTTTCTATAACAATATGCTAACATCATATGCGCATCGGCCATCTCTGCACCAAAATACGCAGTTTTTAAATATTCTTCATACCAAAATATTGCAGTTTTATATTTCTTCCTATACCAATATTCTCTAGCAAGATAGAATTTTTCTCTGACACATTCTGGATTTTCAATAACTACCTTCCCAAGTATCCTGAAAGCTCTATCTGGATCTTTTTTATGAGCATTTGAATAACCATAATATAATTTAATGTCTGAATTATATCCTGTTCCAACACTCAAATAATTGTGAATTTTACCATGCCATTTAATTCCTTTATTATTTTTAAATAATCTGATTGAATTATGAACATGCCTGTGATCGTTAATCCCGGTGGTTTTAAAAAAGACAGTGTCTTCTTTTAAGTTCTTTATCAACTCTCTTATTTTTTGTATACCATCTTTTTCCAACTCCTCATCAGCATCAATTATCAATATCCAATCTCCTGAGCATTTTTCAAGAGACTGATTCCTGCTAAATGCAAAGTCATCTCGCCAATCATACTCCTTTCCAAAATATACTTTATCCGTATATTTTTTAACGAGTTCGATCGTGTTATCTTCAGACCCAGTGTCTACCACAATAATTTCGTCAGCGTCTTTCACAGACTCTAAACACTTCTCTATACAAGAACTTTCGTTCTTAACAATCATTGATATACTAATTCTTTCAGTCATTGTTCACACCATTTATTTTTTTACAATCGCAAAATCTCATGCGTCTAAATATTATTCTTTTTGTTCTTTCATCCAATGCAATATTATTCGTTTGTATCTTTGAAAATTTGCTAAAATACTTGGCAAAACTTGCCTTGTTTGCTGAGCCACATATCACAAAATCATTATTGAAACTCGCCGCAGAAAAAATTGCACCGTCTTCAAAATTAACTTCACCTTCAATCTTCTCCCAAGTAGCACCCTGGTCCAAAGAATATGTTATTAAAGAAAGCGCTGGATCCGTTTCTGCTCCAACTGCAATCACCATTTGGTATTTTGCAAACGCAACATCATATAAAATACCTGTAGTATCCATCGACATTTCAGTCCATAATATTTCTCCATCGGTTGATCTGCTTGCTTTGCCACCCGCACCAACTACAAACCATTTATTTGTCCACCCACCTGTTTTAACACATCTTACTTTTAATGCGTCTGTTGTTCCAAATTGTATATTTGTTGCCGTCCAATTTAAACCGTTTGATGAATATGCAGCCTTCCCAGCATTACCTACAGCGACCCATTTTTCTCCACTCCCAACTTCCCCATTATAATCAATAGAGTTTATAGATGCCCCATCAAATATTGTTTCTAATTCTTCCAAATCATACCAATTAATACCATCGTTCCCAGAGTATTTTGCAATACCATCTGCTCCAACAAGCACCCAATGCCCAGATTTGTATGCAGAGTCCATAATACTTTCATCGGTGAATCCTGTTGATACAAGTGTTGACCATGTTATTCCATTATCATGAGAAATCCCAACCTCTGCATCTTCTCCAGTTACAACAATAGTACCGCCATCTAGTTCTTCAAAATAATTAATGCTAAAACCTTCTCCTGTTGTTACTTGTCCAAGATTCTCCCAATCAATCATGTTATAGGATCGAGAAACTTCTCCAGAACTATCACAAGCCATCCATGTTGTTGGATCAGAATAACTTGCTTTTCCATTCCATCCAACTGCAACCCATCTTCCATTTCCATATGCAACAGACTCTGCAGTTGATGTACCAAATTTAATGCCTGTATATGTTCCTGGCTCTAGGTAATTCCAATTTTCACCATCATCTGACCATGACGCTTTTCCACTGATTCCACCTACAACCCATCTTCTATTTCCGTATGCAACAGACCGTGCAGTAGTTGTATCAAATTTGATGCCTGTTTCTTCTCCAGCTGGTAATATTGTCCAAGTTTCACCATTATCATCACTATAACTTGCTTTTCCAACCCCAGCACTTCCACCCACAACAACCCATCTACCATCACCATATGCGATAGAATATGCATATCTTGTATCAAATTTAATTCCTGTTGTT